ACCTAATGCAACGTCTATCTCTGCACTTGTTAAGTCTCCTGCCAAGTCTTCTCGTTGCTGTGGTGTAAGGTGCATACGAAAGAATGGTCGTGATGGCTGGAATAGTGCCATCATTATTTTGTTTGCGAGATTAGTTACAGCCTGTGCACCAACTGATTGGTAGTCATTCTGCATCTCGTCATATTCCATGAGTGGATCATCTGGAAATATGTTAGGGAGTGTCCATCCGGCATAACGTTCACAACGAGTTAAAGTCTCTTCTCGTGCATAGTCACTACCTAGGAATTCTCCCTTCAATCTAAAGTCACCATCCATGTAAGTGTCTTGTAACTCTTGTGGAGTCATGTTATCTCCTAGATGGATATATTCGATTTACCAGATAGTACTTCACTATCTACTTCGTCGTCTATTGATAAATTAATGTTACCTAGTGAGCCTTGTCCTTCACCTTCTGTTTCTGCAAACTGCTCTGATCTTAAGGCTTGTGCTCTGTCTTCTTTAGCTTGTTGCGCTGCATCGTCTCTCGCGTCGTCAGCTTTCTTTGCTTGGTATGCTGACCCCGCCGCTGTTACCACGGCTACCGCTGTTACTGCCCAGATAGGTTTCTCCTTACTGTGTTTGTGTAAGATTCGGTTATATGCTCCTTTCGTATAGCTTCGGTAGTGTCTAAGTTCCCGACGTATCGGAAGCCAGTCCACCATGTATCTTCGAGGGCATACCCTGCACGTTTTACACCTGCTGGGCTTATGAATGTTACCGGTTTTTCGGTGGCATCTATTACTCTAGTGCCTTCTTCCGATACTACTTTGATCTTTCCACGAGAGACTACGATAATCCATTCTGTATTGTGTACTGCGCCTACTAGGCACGTACCTTTAGGAATGAATATTTCTCGTCCGTATGTCCCGTCTGAGAAGTACTCAGTGATAGGTGTTTCTACTTGAGGTAAGTTTAAACAAACCTCTTCTAGATTAACTATCTTCTTACGTACTTCCTCCTGTGGTAGATTCCAGTCGTCGGTTAGCATCATGTTATCTACGGCTTTAGTCATTTACTAATACCTTTTGCATGTATGCTAATACTTCTTGTTGACCCTCACGGCGGTGTATTTGCTCTAATGTCTCACCCAATTTAGGTCGAGCATCTGGAAATACCTTTTTCAAGTTCGCCATTGCTGCGCGAGTCACTCCTTTGCTATTAAAATCGCTCATTAAGTCTCTTCGTATCTCTTGTCATAAGGCTACCTTTAACTAAAAAAGTACTTAGATTTTAGTATATCATCTATGTTATACGTCCCTGTGGTAGGCATTGTTTGGGTGTCTACTCCAGTCTGCTCGGCCCATTCTTTAAGTGGGTCGTGTTTAGTGTATAACGCGTGGAATGATTTACGTATGGCTTGATACATCTGCTCAGTGTTACCTGCATGTGTACCGTAGTCATCGTGAATCATGGCATAGCATCTAAAGTCCGTCATGTTAACTGTCATTACCATGTGCGTACTGTCAATACTATGTACAAAGTTTGGTGCTATCCCAGAACGCTGTCTAGTTAGGAGTGGGTCGCCATAGCAATCCAAGTCATCTAACCATAGTTCCTTCATACCGCATAGCTGAGTGCGTACTCTCGTTACAGGTACGTCCTTGTAGTACTGGTATACAGGAAATCCTATTGGCGTTAACCACGCGCAATACTCTTTTCCCACATTCTTTTGTAGCCAGTCCATAGCTGATCGTGCTGCTATTACTGTTCCACCTATTGCATCCCACAGATGGGGCGTTAACCATTTGGAATAATCCCAACAGTGTTTATCGTCTAGCTTAAACAAGTGCCAATTGTCGGTAGCCCATTCAAAGATTGCAGCTCGTGCGCTCTTCTGTTTAGCACCGTATGGTAATGTCATAACTGGACGCTTTGCTAACTTGCGTGTAAGTCCTACCTCTGACCACTTCTCTGCCCGTGGGTCATCTATCTCTGAGATGTTACGTGCAGTAAGGTCTGATACTTCCTTGTATATGTCTTCTGGTAATTCACTATCTGATAAGTTCGTTGCTCTAGCACCTACTTCGTCTCTTAGCATTGCTGAGAAATGTTGTAGACCATTACATGAACCATCTAGTCCTACTGGTATAGACGAATAAGCATTAGGATTCTTACCGTAGTCACACTCATGCCAGTCATAACAGAATGCTAAGAACTGGTAGGGTTTGTCGGCGTTAGTCCAGAAGTCTCTATTGCTAATCGGGTCTTCCACCACTTGTCGAATGAATACCTCGTGTTCACGTATCCAAGCAACTCTAGCACTGTAAGCCAGTTTGTCTTGTCCGTATACGTTAGCTCCTTGTATCGCGAGCCACTTAACTCCATTAGTGCCAAGTTTCTCTGAACGACCGAACTTAATAAGTCCTTTAGCTGTGTCTGATCCTTGTGGAGACAGACCGGATGTTGCACAGTAAATGCGTCCTCTAAAGTCACATGTGTACACGTAGTAAAACTCATCCCATGTACGTAACTCTTTAGCCAGTTTAAAACTCTGCGTGAACGCGATAACTGCGGCCTTCCGTGTTTGTTCTTTACCATAAGCGCCTTTTGCTCCTATCTTCCAAGCGATAACTTCTAGTTTCTGCCCTTCTGTTAAGTCATCTTTTGGTATTTTAGCTAAGTGTGGTGGGAAAGGTTTTGGTTTAATCTTCTCATTAGAAGGTATACCAATACCTAAACCTTTAGCGTATATGATGATTTGTACATCTAACACTTTCTGGTTGATAGTCCACGGAGTACGCTGCATAGCATTAACTGCATGACGATGCGCATCCGGTACATTCTTCTCCACGTACTTTCTATGTTCACGTGACTTTGTTTTGATAAACGTTGTCGTCTGTGAAAGTGTGGGGCTGTAGTAACCACCTTGCATGTTTTTGTCCCATGCACGTGGTGGGATCTTCAATGGCAGACGTGTTGGACTTAGTAGTCCCTTAGCCTGCTCAAACTCCCCGAGCCACTCGTTGAACTGGGGTGTGGTTTCTACGAACGCTGTTGTCTTGATACCCTTACGTTTCTTCTGTATATAGAATACATCTTCGAACGCTATAAGGATAGCATCTACAACGCGTAACCCAATATGTGTTAGTTCTTCTGGCTCAAAGTCCGTCCAAACTAACTTGTCAAACTCCTTGAACTTTGTCATAAATAACTTGTGCTTATGCACGTAGTCTGTGACCTTCTGTTCTTTCAAGGATTCCATAACTTTGTTGTAATAAGCAGGGTACTCTGCCTCGAACATCTGGCATTTCAAGTCTGCTTCTAATCTTGTTCCTATGCCTAAGCATATCTTTAACATCGTATTGTGGTTTGCCATAGATGTTTTCTGGAACATAGTCTGTAGCCCTATGAAGGCTACTTTAAGGTAATCACCTTGTGCTACTGATGTAAGTAGTCTTGTGTATTTAGCTCCCCGGCCACGGATCAACTTAGCGCGCTCTTCAATAATGTCTGCGGTTTCTTGCATACGTTCTTGAAGGAGGTAGCTCACTGCGTCACCTTTGTCGGCATCGCTGTTGGCTCGTAGCCTATCTTGATTAGCCCAGTAGGTTGCTGACCCACGGTCTATTAGTTCTTGCTCCCACGCCATTTGATCTCGTAAGTCCATTAGATTACTCCTGTTACACCTGCGAATAGTACGCTTGCTGATACACTTGCTACTATAAGCATAAAGCCGTTACTACCGTGTGTTTTGTTTCTAGGTTTTTTCATTGGTTCATTGCCTTTAGATATGTTGTAAAGCCCTCCTAGGAATTGGATTCCTATAAGAGTTAACCAAATTATTTCGTATACATTCATAATGCCTTCTTAGCTGTTGCTCGTTTGCGTCGCGCTTTAGCATTAGTAGCTAATCGCTTTTCGTCTTCATCTTTATGTGTATGGTATATAAGTGGGTACTTTGGTGTTTTATGTACTTGTAGGTACTGCCCTAATCCAATCAGGTAGTCGTCGGGTGTTACTCCCTTGTGACTCCATTGAGCCTTAATACGAACCTTTCCTTCTCCTGAGTTACAGC